TCTCCTACAGAAAAGGCATTGCCTCCAGCACCTTCATCTACAGCTATAGTTGTGGCACCTGCTGTAATATTTGAAGCATTATTTATTTGAGTACCACTATCTACCTGATTTGTAGTTTCATATACAGTAACAGCATCACTACGTGTTAAGGAAGAAGTATCTTGTACTTGTAACCTTATTAGTCTACTGGTATCATAAAAACGTTTAGTAGTACTATCTATAACATCTCCTTCATTAACTCTGTGGTGGTAATGAATTTGGAGATTACTATCTGTCTGGTCATAAGTGTTAGTAGCACCTTGAGCGGCACCAATCGTTTCCGAAATCTGTTCTGTATTTGGAAAATAATAAGGTTCTGTAGAGGTGGAAAAATAATTTAATTTTCCAGTATCAAAGGTATAATGCCCTATACTAACGTTTGAACATCTTGATTGACTCATACTTCCGTCTGCATTTACAGAAAAACCCGGCCTATCTACAGTTTGAATTGGGTTACCCAAAGAAACTGTTGTCACAACTCTATCAGTAACAGCCCCAACGCCACTTGACGTTAAATTGGCTGTAGTTGTGTATATATGTATACGTTCATCCGGTGCTAATAGAGAAGTGTTCCCTGCAGCACCCTCTTTTAATTTTAATATCTTTACACTAAGTATTTCTTCTAAATAACCATTGCTGGTATTTGGTGGGAAAAAACTATTATCTGCAGTACCTAAAGTTGAGTGAGGTGTTAAAGTAGCTTTTAATATATTACCTTTAGTAGTTTTATAAACAACCTCTATACCATTTGTGAAATTCAAAGCACTTTGAGTATCTAATCTATCAACATGTGCATACGCAAAAGCATTACCTGTAATTGTGTCATTGTCTATACCTGAAAAAACAGCCATTCTGTCTACTGTTAATTTTGCAATAGGTGGCATGTTAGCAGGTGCAAGTTCAGGTATGCGTGGTAAAGTACCTCGACCATGAGCTAAATCTAAAGAAAGTATAGAACTGTCATTTTGATTTTCTGATTGAGTTTGTGTTTCTAAAGATTTTGTCCTTTCGAGAGAAGCCCTATTAAATGAACTGTAGAATTTAGATAAATAACCCTCTACAGATACAGTTCTAATAAGTGGATAAAAAGTACCATGTTTTGTATAAGTATGTTCTACAACTGCAAAAGTACGGGGTGAATCTAACACTACACTTTGTCTATTTGCTAATTCTGGTGAATTATCTTCACCATCATCCCAATCAATAACAAATCCTTTAACTACATCTGTAGCTTCTATTCTATAATAATATTTTTGAAATGTAAAATAATGTCCGGGTTCTCTAACATGATAATTTTCATTACCATCAGGGAAAGTGTCACTACCAAGAACTAATATGTTTTCATCTTCTCTACTAGCTATAGTATCCGTTGTACTATCTGTATCATTATGTATTGTTTTACCCTTTAGTCTACTACCAAATTTAGCTTGTGCATCACTTAATTTACCAGAAACATCAGCGGCTGAACCACCATCGCCTGCTGTACCTTGTACAAATTGACTACCGTTAGAAACCATAGGATTAGATGAGGTTCCACTATCATTATCTATACCATTATCAAAGATATATAAAGCATTATTATCATCTCCTTCTTCTGCTAATACCTTTGTTTCGTATACTTTCATAACGAAATTCGTTGGTACTTTATCTCCCGGTTCATCTGCTGCCATACTTAATTACCTAGTTTGTTTTCAACCCTAATCCTGCCTTCTTATAAGACACATTACTTGAAGAGGCAACTTGGGTTGTCGAAGTACCTCTTATATTGTGATAATCCTTAATAAATAAACGAGCAACATTACTTATACCAGTTCCTATATCTGAAATGGATAATTCCTGTATAGGTTTAGTTAATGTATACTTACCGTCTTGAGGTATAACTGGATATATAGCTTTATTATATATTACCACCTCTTCTATAGTTCCCGAAAAACCATTAGCGCTAGGGTCTGTAGTACCACTAGCTGGTTGGATACCTATAGTAAGTCTACCAGTTGAATTATCTAAATTTCTAGCTGATGTCCAATTGTGACTACCACCAGATGAATTT